TCGTCAATGAGATTTTTTACAATCTTTCCCATTGGTGTATCAAGAACTTTTGCTTTACCATAGATACTTTTTCCATTTTCATAGAGTTCTTTAACAATATGAGAAACTCTATCAAGATTTACTGTAGGACCTGTTGGATGGTTTAACTCACCCAAGGCTCTACCTTTATTCACATACTCACTGATATATCGGTTAGTTTCTTTGGCTAGAGTATTCTTTGGATAGATTCTACCATTGCGGTTCTTTACATCAGATTGCATAAAGACACCCTCAATGAAATAATTCTTATCTCCATTGCCGACATTCTCTTTAATATATTTGATGTCTTCAGTTAGTTCTGTAATTAATTTCATTGTTTTGATATCTTTATTGTTATGATTTATTTTTATCTTTTATTAACTCTGATTACCTTCGTAGTATCTTACATATTTTACGCCGTCCCATATCGCCCAACCACCCGGAACACATATATATTTCTGACCCATATAATAATATACTGTACCATCTGCTGGAGGAGGTTGAATTTTCCATGGGGGAACTCCTTCTGGAGTATTAGTCCTAAGTAAATCTCTTCCCCTTTGTAATAATTCATCTGTACTTGTAGGGGTTCCACTTTTTGGCAGACCTATTGACGGAGTAGTTTGTTCTGGAGTATTTAAACCACCACCACCACCACCAGCTGCTTTATCCATCTCATAGAGGCATTGTTGAATGTGGTTAATACGGGATTGAAGTTGTTCAGCAAGATTTTTATAATGTGTTACTAGGTAATTCATAGTGTTTCTTTCTAAGTAAAGTTTAAATTAAAGTGCTAACCGTGGTGGAACCACATGGTTATGTGCGGCCTGTTGCAATAAGTATTGTTTAAAAGCTTCTAGGTTTTCAAAATTATTTTGCTCTAGATATTCTGTCATCGATCTGGTTAGATTATTTGGATTCCGCATAGCAGCTTGTAATCTCTCCCAATTCTGTCTCCAAGCTTGACCGTCTGATGTATTCCAAAATGGGTTATTTGGGTTATATTCACTATTTTTTTGATTATATCCAGGTTCATATTGTGAGTACTGGGAAGATGCAGCGTCTTTATTTAAAGAAACAGGTTCCGCAGTAGATTGACCCGGAACTGGACGTGGAGGACCACCATACATTTCATTTTCTTCTTTTAGGGGAGGCCATGGTGGAGCTTGAGTACCATTTTCACTAGCTCTTTGTCTTAAATATGCTAAAAAGGCTTGTGGGCTTGACATAAATGGTGGAAAACCTGGACGATTCCATGCAGATTGATTTGTATAATTAGCAACTAAATAATCCCAGCCCTGCATAAAAGCACGTCCAGCATCTGTACTCCAAAAAACATTTGTAGGATCATACAAGGATCCCATATATGCAGGGTCAGTAGCTACAGCAGTTTGTCCATTTGGTTGACCAGGAATACGTTGAACGTCTGGAGCACGATCATCAAAATCTTCAAATAACTTTTGTGAAATTTCAACATACTTTTCACTTAAAACATTTCCAACTTTATTAAGAAGTACTCGTGATGTAGTTTCTTTAAATGAAACGGCATTTTCTTCAATTACATTCTTAATCATTTCTCGTACTGTATTTTTCATCTGAAGAGTCCTTTAGCGGTATTGTAAAAATCTATATGTTGTTGAAAATTATTTGAGGATTCAAAAATAGTAGCTATCATTTCTTTTCTACTAGCGGTATTTAAATTATCAAATAATCGTTTTAGTGACTTAGTTTCATTTTCTGTAATATTTATAATACTTCCATCTTTTAGATATACTTTATCTTTATTTTCAATAATATTTAAAAAATATTGAAGATCTTTAGAATTTTCTAGAGATTCATGAGTTAAAAAAAGATTCTTATTAGTTTCTTCTAAAACACCAGAAATGGCACCATTTAGTTTAATTGATAGACTTTGAACTATATTCTTTTTAAAATAATCCTCTTCTCTTTCTAAAAGAGCCTGAATACCATTTTTTAAAAGTTTATAGGAAATATCTGTCATTTTTGTTCTTCTTCTTGATCAGGTACTAGCCCTAATTGTTGTTGTTGTGCAGCAAGTGCAGCCTGTTCAGCCTGTAACTTCTGTTTATCTGATGCCATCTGAGTATCAATAAGTTTAATTTCTTCTTCGGTTTGTCGTAAAATCTTACTTCTTACATAGTCAACTGAAAAATATTTACCAACATATGGTTCTATGAAAGACAGAGTTTTCATACGTTCACCTAAAATTTCTGCTTCTTTTAGATCCCAGAAATAATTATCGCTATTGAATACAAATTTAATGTCTTTCTTTAATTCATGCCAATCATTCTCGGTAACAACACCTTTGAGAATTAACTGAACACGTAAAAAATCAGAAAACATCTTAACAAACTGATGACGGATTCTTTCAATAAATTTATAGAATTTTACTTCTTCACGTGTGATTTCTACTGATCTTCCTAAATTAAACCCAGACTGATCAGCTGCTAAACGACTCAATGGTACATTTAAAGATGCGTAAAGTTTCTTTTTAAAGTAATCTACGTCTTCAATTTGTGACATGGCATTACCACCCGGAAGAGTGGTAATCTCAGTTCCTCTGGAACCTTCTCGACGTGGCAACCAATAATCTTCGAGAACCGACAGGTGGTTACGTTCATCACGAACTTCACCAGTAGACTGGTTATATGTGAGCTTATTTCTAAATCTGCTCATCATATCCCGCATGTATTGTTCTGCTTTTTGTTTTGGTAATTGACCAACATCCACATAAAATACTCTGCGTTCTGGTGCACGTGCTACACGATAAACCAACAAAGCATCTTCGAGTTGACGAAGCATGTTTAGTGGTCTAATTGCTTTATGAAGATACCCTAATACTCTTTTAGTATTAAGGTCTACAATACCAGATGGGCAATAAACAACACTGTCAAGAGATAAATGTAAACCACTGGGACCAGTTGAAAGGAATGTATCTTTTTCTGTATTCGTATACAGATAATATTCTTCAATTTCTTTTACAACAGAAACAGATTGATTTTCTACTCGTTCCATTTCCTTCTTGACTTTTCTAATTTTTTTAATCTTCAGAGGATCAATTGGAATTATTTCTTTAATACCGTCACCAGGTAAATCTCTATCAATTACAATATTATAAAAAATACGAGAGTCGATATACCAACGTCTAAAGATTTCGTATGCTTTATTGTTAAAATCCATCAAATGGACTACTCTATCAAATTCTTTATATATTTTAACTTTGATAGGTTCTGGAAGTGGTACATCTTTCAAATCTATTTTAACAACTTTACGATCTGTACCAAATACAATTGACGCATTGATAATTTCATCAACAGCATTATCAATTTCTGGGAACACTGACATATTTCTATATTGAATTACAGAAGTATTTTCATCCCGTAGATTGACACCATAATCAAGAGCAGTACCAAAAAAGCCACCTGCTTCTACAGTTACAGTTCCATCAAACATCTCGGGAACCGTAAACGATTGAAGAAGCTTATCTTCTTTTTTTTGTTTAGATGGTTCTTTTTTACCGAATTGAAATCCAAAAATATCAAGTTCCATGTAGTCCTTTTTATGTCACGTTCTCTATATTTATGTAGTCGTAAACCATCACAACGTCAAATACATTTAATGTATTGGGTCTATTCATATTAAAATTAATAGGATTAATAGCCTTGGGCCAACAACCAAACAAAGTAATTTTTTTCAATGGATTGTCTTCATCACCATTTAGATTCATGTGATTGATTGTCCAAGTAGCTTTAAAGGTTTCGGGTTGATGTCTTAAAACAGAATTATTTACTGAATTGGCATCATGGTTATTTAAAGCGTTTTGCCATTTTTGAAAACCGGTCCACAAATCACCTGGAGAATTATCATCTAATATACTTATTGACCAAACAGGATATTGTTTTTCTCCTGGATAGTGTGATTTTCTACCTCTATAATCATAACTTAAAGTTTGTGTTTGAAGTTGTGGAATAGCAGAAGCACGTATATGAAATCTTGATGCCCTTTGTCCAGAAAATGGAATATTTCCTGTAACAAAAAATCTGTTTAGTCTAGATCCACCTTTGAAATTTTGTTTAAAATCATTTAGCATTAGTTTATGTTTACAATATTTAAGTAATCAAAGGTTAAAGTAACACGAAATACGGAAGGTTCAGTGGATCCCATGTCCATTGTTAAAGCTCCAATTTCACTTGGCCAACATTTATATAAAATAATTTGTCTAAGTTGATTTCCATTTAAATCAAGTTGCTTGATGTTCCATGTAGTTTGTAAAGTATCATAAGAATAATTATCTCGATATACTTTGTGAGTTTGATGACCATCTAATAATTCTTTCCATTTATTAAAGGCTGTCCAGATATTTCTATCATCACTGTCATCAAATACATCTACAGACCAGTTAGGGTATTGGCGATCTCCTGGTAAGTAGTATGCTCTTCCTCGATATGGAATAGAAATTGTTCCTACTTCTGATCTAGGAAACGATGATGCAAATATTTTAACTCTAAGATCTTTTTCACTTGGTCTAAGTACTCCAGATGGCCAAAAACCATTGACTTGAAATCTGTTGGCTCTTGTGCCTCCATTAAATCCATTTTTAAAATCTAAGATTGAATTATTTGCCATGTATGTTAACTCGTTAGTGTGATATTTATTACAAACTGATCAACACCCAACAATGGTTGTATAATTAAATCAATATTTAATGTACTAGCATAATCTGTATTATTAGATGAATTGCAGATAACTTGTGCAGTCGATCTAACCATTGCATAAGAATATTGATCTAAAATACTATTAACTTCTGATACAACAGAATCTCTGTTTGATTGAATATTCAATTCAAAAAGATATTTAATACCAATTTTAGTTATTTGTTGAGTTAAAACTCTTTTTAGATATGCTGCACCAAAACGTTCAGAAACTGTAACCTCGGATGCAGAGCCCGTAGCTCCAACTAAATCCGAACCTAAGAATTTAGGCGTATAATTTACATAAAAATTAACACGATTTGATCTTAATGTTGCTTTAGTTGCATCAGTCCAATTAATTGAATTTATAATACCTCTATTAAGAACAGTAGATCTATCTAAACCACCAACAGTTAAGAATATTTGATCCAAGTTTTTTGCTGCATTAAAGGCACCAGCAACATCTGCTACAGCTGGGATTTGATAATTTAATTCAGTTCCTGTTGATAGAGTCGTTGTTGAATAAGTAGTTCCATTTACACCATAGATGTTAAAAATTCTATCTGCAACTGTGGCTCCAGCTGTAAAAACTATATTTGCTGGATTACTAAAATATGTTGCAAAATTATCAGCAGTTAGATTATTTCCAGCATTACCTGATGGAAATATTCCAATCATAGCTGGTTTATTTTCAATATATCTAGCTAAAGCTGTATTAGCAGTATTTCCAATAAGTACTTCAATACTTGTATTGTTTAAACTTTCATAGGTATCTAAACCAGAAGTTGTACCAGTAATAACCAACCTACCACCGTAAGCAAGATAATGCATACAATGTAAGAAATCATTTCCCTGTGGTGCTCTTGTTGTAATATTAGTTGTATTAGTTTGTTGAAACAAACCCCATGTACCACCACTGCCAGTAAACGCTACAAGAGCATTTGTAACACCTGATAGTTTATTCAAATCTCCAACAAAAGATCCTGGATCATTATAAACAATATATTGATCGGCAGTAGTTCCTAAAACTGGTGAAGATTTATAGTTTCTTGCATATATTAACCATCCAAACAATCCACCGGGATCTTTTTCTGCAGATCCAACTCCACCAATTGCCCCACCGTTAAATGCTGGTAGGTTAAAGGTGGAACCAGCTACAATTGCAGCTACCAATGGATCACCAGAAGTTAAATTGGTATTATATTGGCTTGAATTTAAAAATGATCCTAAAGTCGGAATTGCGTTGGGCATAGGGTACCTTATCTATTAGAAATATTTATACTTTTTTTAAGTAGGATACCAAA